TGTTGCGTTTTCAGGAGTTAATTTCCAAGGACTTGATTGACTGTATTCCATTAGATGAATCCTTTATCGCTACTACCAATGTAGCCGCCGTTAACATATTTTTGTAAACTAAATTGTTCAACTTCACGTCTGCTGTAAAGAGGTTGTACTGTAACTGTTACTAAACTCTGTGAAGGTGCATAACCTGTCATGGTTGCTAATCTTTTTTCTTCTGACGTTTGACTCTTTGATGTGTTACCTGCAGGTCCGTCAATGCCTGCCTTTGATGCCTCTGGTTGTCCTGCACTTTGTTGTACTATTCCTGTTTGAATGTAGTCAACATCTTGTGGTAGATCAATTTGAAACTGTGTTATAATAACAGGAACATTATTAAAAATATGATCTCCATATCCGTTTAGCTTTACTACCGGTGGAGGTGATCCAATTGTTTCTTCAGCGCCACCATAAAACATTTTAGTCATACTTCTTAAGTAATGTAAAGTTGCTACCCAATATTGTGCCTCACCTGCGTTCTGTACAAAAAAGTCTCCAGTGATAACCAACTGGTCCACTTGTGAGTTCTGATAAGCAAAATACGGATAATTACTATGTGTAGGTGCAATAGAATTGTAGTTTGCACTATGACTTACAATTACTGTAGGTGTATAAGGAAACACTAACCCGTTAGTTGGTACCAAAGGGTTAAACAACGGAGAACTAATGTACGGTTCAACTTTAGGCACACTTAACCTAACACGCCAATCACGATCAGCTTGTTTTTTAAAAGTTGCTGGTTCCGACTTTAAGTCCTTAATAGGACCTTCTCCATTTTTAGGAATAAACTTGTCACGCAGAGATTTACCAAATCCTTTGGGATCTATAAAATTAGATACAGAAGCCATTGCTCCTTCTAGAGAAGCATTAGATACTGCATTAGGTTGTGATCCACTATCAATAGTTGATCCAGATCGAACTGGATTCCCTTTACTATCTCTTACCGGATTACCATTGCTGTCTACTACATTTCCCATTACGATCCTTTTGGTTAACTTCTATAAGTATTTAGTTGACTTTTTTAACTGCGTAGTTTATAATAGTACTATATTTAAGGTTTGGAGAAAACAAATATGAAAAGAGTGAATTATCTTAACAATAGAGACATTTTAAAAGAAATACATAAATCAAAAAGCACGTTTTGTAGTTATACAGACGACGATCATGCTATGTTTGATATTATTTTGCCTAGTGTAGACAAGATCAATATTAGAACAATAGCAGAAGCAAAGAGAAATAAGGCCAAAAGACTTGGATTAGCTGAATACGAGCGAAGAAAAGGTTTAGGCGAAAAGGTTAAACAGGCAGAATGTGCCATAGACTATAAAAAGATTACTAAAGAAGAGCTTATCTTCCGTGTAATGACATATGATCACATTCCAGAAGAAAAAGGACGTAAGAAGAATCCTAAGACTATTGCTGATACTAAAACTAAACTAAACTTTCCACCATTTGTACATTATAAACATGATGAAAACGGTGAGGCAAAGGTTGTAGGTAAAAGTCACTGGGAAGGTGGTATGGACAATGGTAACTTTAGTAAGGTACATGGTCAAGCAACCAATAAATTAGCTTTGATGTGGATGAAACTGTGTGAACGTTATGCAACAAGAGGTAACGTAAGAGGATACACATACAATGACGAAATGAAAGGTCAAGCTATATTACAGTTAACACAGATTGGATTACAGTTTGATGAGTCAAAGTCAAACAATCCATTTGCATACTATACTGCGGCGGTAACGAATTCATTTGTTAGAATCATTAACATTGAAAAACGTAATCAAAATATTCGTGATGACATATTAGAAATGAATCATATGAATCCTTCCTTTACTAGACAGAATCAAGGTCAATGGGAAAAGCAGGTTGCAGATCATAATAAGGCAACAAAAACATCGGACAAATAACATTTGACAAATGTTGTTTTTTCATGTACACTAATAAGAATATAAGTTGTGAGGATTTATTTTGTTTAAAAAAGTAGCGGTATTTACAGACATACACTTTGGGTTGAAGTCTAACTCAAAGATTCATAATGATGACTGTGAAGAATTTATAGATTGGTATATAGAACAAGCAAAAGAAAACGGTTGTGAAACTGGAATATTTTGTGGTGACTGGCATCATAATCGAAACAGTCTAAACATTACTACCATGGACGCAACCATTCGGTGCCTTGAAAAGCTAGGTAAGGCATTTGAAAAGTTCTACTTCTTTCCTGGTAACCACGATTTATACTATAAAGATAAAAGAGATATTAATTCAATTGACTTTGGAAGGCACATTCCGGGCATCACTATGGTAAATGAGATGATGACCGATGGTGATACTACTTTGATTCCTTGGTTAGTTGGTGATGAATGGAAAAAGATTCCAAAGATTAAAAGCAAATACATATTTGGTCACTTTGAACTNCCTAGTTTCTANATGAATGCTATGGTACAGATGCCTGATACAGGTGAACTACAAGCAGATCATTTTAAGAATCAAGAATATGTGTTTAGTGGACACTTCCATAAGCGTCAAGTTAAAGGTCCTATTCATTATATTGGCAATGCATTGCCTCACAACTATGCAGATGCTTGGGATGATGAAAGAGGAATGATGATCTTAGAAGCTGGAGGTGAGCCACAATATATTAACTGGTGGAACTGTCCTAAATATAGAACTGTTAAACTATCAAGACTGTTAGATGAAAAAGATTCACTAATAAAAAGTAAAATGTACTTGCGAGTTACGTTAGATCTTCCTATTAGTTATGAAGAAGCAAACTTTATAAAAGAAACATTTATGAAAGACTATGAATGTAGAGAAATAAGTCTTATTCCAAGTACACAAGATGATGAAATGAATTCAGACATTGACATTACAAAGTTTGAAAGTGTTGATGAGATTGTTGCTAAAGAAATTGAGGCTATTGATTCACCAAACTACGACAAAAGCAAACTATTATCGATATATAGAGATTTGAACAAAAATGATTAATATAAGAGAACTTACAGTTAAGAATTTTATGAGTGTAGGTAACACTACTCAAGGTGTTAACTTTGACAAACAACAACTAACGTTAGTGCTTGGCGAAAACTTAGATCAAGGAGGTGACGATTCTGGTTCCCGTAACGGTACAGGTAAAACAACGATAATTAACGCATTGTCTTATGCTTTGTACGGCCAAGCACTAACGAACATTAGAAGAGATAACCTAGTTAATAAAACTAACAACAAAGGTATGTTGGTTACACTTACATTTAGTAAGGACGGTAAAGAATATCACATTGAAAGAGGTCGTAAACCTAATACAATGAAGTTTAGTATTAACAATCAAGAACAAGAGCTTACAGATCAATCGCAAGGTGACAGTCGTAAAACACAATTAGACATAAACGACTTGCTAGGTATGAGTCATGATATGTTTAAGCACATAGTGGCACTTAATACTTACACAGAGCCCTTCTTAGCACTAAAGAGCAACGATCAACGTGCTATTATTGAACAGTTACTTGGTATTACACTACTATCTGAGAAAGCAGAACAGTTAAGAGAACAGATCCGTATTACACGTGATCAGCTTACTGAAGAAAATGCTAGGATATCAGCAGTTACCAGTAGTAATGAAAAGATTAAAGAAAACATCGAACGTTTACACAGCAGACGTAAGGCTTGGATTGCACAGAATAAACAAGACTGTGGTAAACTTGCACAGGCAATCAAAGAACTTGAACAACTAGATGTTGATCAAGAACTAGAAGATCATGAGAAGCTGTCTGCATGGGAAGAGAATACAAAACATCTTAACAACCTTATAAAAGAAAAGTCAACTGTTGAACGTGCATTGGAACAAGCTGATAACAATGTAAACAAACTTGGTAAAGACTTAGATGACTTAGAAACTGCCAAGTGTTATGCTTGTGGACAAGAACTGCATGACGATAAACTTGAAGAGATGAAAGACAAGTTACAAAAAGATTATGGCGATGCACATATCTATCAAACTAGCATGGCTGAGAAGTTAGAAAAAATACAAGTTAAAATTACTGAGGTTGGTGATCTTGATTCTAAACCCAATACGTTTTATGAAACTGCCAAAGAAGCATATCAACATAGAAGCAACGTTGACAGTTTAACATCTAGCTTACAAGGAAAAACAGATGAACTAGATCCGTACCAAGAACAAATTAAAGATCTAGAAGAAACTGCTATTCAAGAAGTTAATTGGGACACAGTTAACGACCTTACTAGTACTAAAGACCATCAAGACTTCTTATATAAACTGTTAACAAACAAGGACAGCTTTATACGTAAGAAGATCATAGACCAGAATCTAGCATACCTAAACAACAGACTTACATACTACTTAGACAAGCTAGGACTTCCGCATTCAGTGTTGTTTAAGAACGATCTAACAGTTGAAATCACACAGCTTGGACAGGACTTAGACTTTGATAACCTAAGTAGAGGTGAACGTAATAGACTTATACTTGGTATGAGTTGGTCGTTCCGAGATGTATGGGAAAGTTTATATCAACACATCAACTTATTGTTTATTGATGAACTTGTTGATAGTGGTATGGACGCAAATGGTGTTGAAAACAGTATTGGTGTTCTTAAGAAGATGGGTAGAGAACGTGGAAAGAACATATTCCTTATTTCACACAAAGAGGAACTTGCTGGTCGTGTGTCAAACGTTCTAAAGGTTGTTAAAGAAAACGGATTTACCAGCTACGATAACGATATCGAAATAATGCAATGATATGATACTAGATAAGATCAAAGAACGTGGCGAAGAAATGGCACTTTTACAAGGCCAGGATCGGTTACAGTATTTGGTTGATCTAGCAAGGGAAGTTGAACCGTTATCCGATACAGAAAAGGTAGACGAAAACAAGATAAGAGGTTGTGCAAGTAACCTATGGGTTACAGGAAAGCAAAATAAAGATGGTACCATGCACTACAAACACGATGGAGATGCTTGGATTACCAAAGGTACTGCTAAAGTAATCGTTGATCTAGTCAATGGTGAGCATAAAAGCGAAATAGCAAGACTAACGTTGGAAAGTTTTAGACCACTAGGCGTAAGAGAATTACTAACCATGCAAAGACAGGTAGGGTTTGCAAGTTTAATTGACCGTATTATAAGTAAAGCACAAAAAGATGATTGAAGACGATACACACGATAAGTTAACCAAAGCATACTTGGAGTATTACAAGGCCAACGAAGCATGGGAAATACGCAAGAGCGAACGCACTAAAAGAAGTGCAAGAAAGTGGTTAAGCGAGATACGTAGACTATGTAGCACACGCAGAGTTGAGATTATCGACGAGTATAAAGCCAAGAAAGACATTACTGATACTGATACTGAGTAAGTATCATTATGCAGTGGACATATAAGGGCAAGAAAGTTAAAGAATTACCAGACGATTGTGAAGCATTTGTATATATTATCACAAATACAACCAACGATCGAAAATACATCGGCAAAAAACTAGCAAAGTTCAAAAAGACTAGGCCACCACTTAAAGGGAAGATAAACAAACGTAGAAGCAAGGTAGAATCAGATTGGAGAGACTACTGGGGTTCATCGGATAAGTTACAAGAAGACGTAGAAAAATTAGGCCAGGACAAATTCACAAGAGCAATACTTTATTATTGCGAGACTAGAGGCGTAGCAAGTTACTTAGAGGCTAGAGAACAGTTTGAACGTAGAGTTCTAGAAACTGATGATTACTACAACGGCATTATTAATGTTAGAGTAGGCGGAAGTAAGATACTAAGAGAATCACTTAAAGGCAAATAACATAGCAACATTGTTTGGTCGGGATAGCTCGACTCACGTTGAGGCCGTAAGTAACGGCTAGATACTCGTGTGTTGCACGGCTTGATGCTAACGTAGGCATTAAAAGATCGTGGCTCTGAGAAAAAGCAACCACAACGTTGATACACTTTGCTTAACAAGGGTGTGTTGGTGTTCCGAGACTATTGCGAAGGCTGTAGTAGGGGGTTGGCGAGTTTCCGCCTCCATACATATTAATATGTAATCTACTTTGTTAAGATGGTACGCTCATCTCACATGATGGCTATTATTGCTTCGTCCGGAGACGGGCGAAGTATGGCTCAACTATCTACATGATGCTAAATTGCTTCGCAATTAATTAATCATTTAGTTTAAAAAAAATAAAGTGTTTGAGCGTAAGCGAAAACAAGATGTACGTAAGTACATCTATTAAGGACACTTAACAATCAATGCAATTCTGGATCACGTCCATAACGACTTGCTTCTTTATTATACACGAGTACTTCTTCCACTTCGTAATCTTTATGTGGATTAACATCTTTTAACTGTTGTATAGTGGTATGTGCTTCATATTCGTCACTACACTGAGTTATAACGTCTTTAGTACTATTCTGCTCTATAACGTTGTATCTTGTCTGAGGCATATAAGATATTTAAGAGGTCTATGAGATGAATTATGTATAAATATAAAGTAACAGGAGAGTAAACCATGAAAATAACACAAATTACAACTGAATCTACCCTAAAAGAAGCTCCTGGTGGAAGTGCGTTAGGCAACGTTGCACGTAAAGTCGGAGCAAAAGTGGCTGGCGCCGTTGGCGCAAAGGCTACCGCCGCAGGAATGACAGGTAAAGTAGATCAGAACGCAAAAGCAAAAGAAATATTCGTACAGTGGAAAGGGTACATGGGGCAAACCGGTGGTAACCCTAAACAACCTACTGTGCAACAACTATCAGACTTTATGTCCAAACAAGGATTGCCAACAGCTAGACTTAAAGGTTTACAAGGACAGCTAA